ACGCCGTCAGACGCTTTCACCGTGATCTGGTCAATATGGTCGGATACATCTGTGTCTCCCAGGAATACAGAGAAGGTAGTGTGGCAGTCGCTGTAATCGCCACCTGAACCATCTGTGTAGGTATGCACCACATGCGCATCATTATCCAGGGAAGCCCCAATAGCGTCCAGGGTAGAAATCCCTGATAACGTGTCCAGAGCTTTTCTGGCAGCGTCAGAAGCCGCATTTGCCGTATTGCTTGCGGCATTTGCGGTACTGGCGGCATTGGATGCAGTCGTAGAAGCACTGACAATGCTGGTATTCATCTGGCTGTATAACTGGTTCAGGCTCTGGTTCTGATCGTCAAACCAGATCCGGCTGCTCTTGATGCTCTGGGAGCTGCCATTGATGGCTGACACCACCGAAGGGATATCCAGCTTAGTGCCGGCAATGGCTGCGTTATCCGCCACCATCTTATTGACGATCAGACCATCTGCAATAGCTCCTTCTTTCACACCTGTGGCATCCAGCAGAATCCCTTTTCCGGTCTTATCGAACAGGGAAAAGGTAAAATCACCGTTTGCATCCCTGCCAGCCTGCATCCGGACAATTCCGTCTGTGTCCCTCCACTGCTGGGTTGCCCCCTGGATCTTAATCCCGCCATCGTCAGATGTGATCATAAATTTATTGGTGGAAATGGTACCGCTTAAAAGATCCCCAACTGAGACCGTCTGCATAACTGCAGTTCTGATCAGTGCAGAGTCAATCACAGCATTCTGGGAAGTAAGGTGGATGTTCTGCATATCCCCCACACCGGCACCACCTGCAAGCAGGGTTTTGATATTGGCATAACTGGAATCCAGGATATTGATCTTTGCATTGGCGGCAGTAAAATTTGTAGCAGTCAGATCCCTGAAGCTTCCAAACTCAGCATTCAGGTTCTGTACCGTCGCATTGACCGCATTCAGATTCTGGATTGTTGCAAATTTCAAATTGGCAGTATCCGCATCCAGCTTATTGATCATTGCGTGGTCGATCATCACCAGCTGTGCATAATACCGCTCCATTTCTTTTGTGGTAGGACCTTTCCAGTTTGCATTCGTTTCATCTTCTGATAAACCCACAGCCTCCACAGAATCCGTAAAACCGCCATCATACTCCCTTTCCAGTTTCATCAGCGGAACCTTGTAGGAGCCCCCTTTTCTGTCTTTCACGGTGAGGACGTCCCACGGATCCAAGCGTGGGTCTCCCAACATCCGTAGGGAGCCGGGCATATAGGAAAAACCTTTCAGGGAATCCATCACTTTGTCCAGGGTATCCTGTGTCATAAACGGATTGGAAAAGATTACTGCCCTTGGTCCGTCTCCGGATGAAACAGAAACATCTTTCCCCTCTTCATCCTGGCCAGTGTAGCAGGTAAGCTTTTCCACCTGAAACAGATAATCGTTGTGTTCAAAAGAATCCCAGTATCTGCCGGTGCTGACCGTATAACCGCTGTCCACATAGCTGTGCAGTTCAATCTGTCCGTTTCTGTTACATACCGCAAAACAGCCATGAAGCTGTGCTACATAAGAAAGGACCTCCCTGCAGCTATAACCTTTCGGAACTTTCATGGAAATGCCGGAAAGACCATCTGTTACAACCATTACCCCTGTGATTTCCTGGATCCTTTTCAGAACAGCCGCCGTATCCGTACTGTCTCCGTCCATAGAGAATGCACGCTCTGTTTTCATCATCCGGTCATAAGCTGTAAACTCAATCTGCTCTTCATTTCTGGATGGTTTTCCAGGCGTGAAATATCCCATGGGGATGTATTCCACCAGTCCATTCACTTCCATTCCGATCTGGACCAGGAGCTCATGCCCCTCAATGGCTTTTCCCGGATTCGGAATTGTGATGGTAACATACTGGCTCACTGTGGAGCCAAGGGAAAAATCATCCTCCACTTCTGCTCCACCAGTAAACTTGATGCTTTTGGCATTTGTTATGGATACATCATCATAAGTGATGAGTGCTTTAAAAGTTCGGGAATCCTGTAGTACCAGGTTTCCAAAAGCTTCTGAAGACTGATACACAGGACCACCTCCTACTCAGTCATGATCTCAAGTGTTTCCAGGTCAGCCACTGTCAGGGCATCATAACGTGGATCGTCACATTTCTCAATCTCTTCCTCAGAAACAGTATGGATACTAACCTCTGTCTCGATTGCCAGAAGCTCATCCAGGTCTTTTGCAAAGCCTTCTTTGTCCTCGATGGAATACTGCCCGTTCTCAACCAGGAACTTTCCATCTTCGCCTTTTGCTGCGTATTTCTCAAGCAGTTCCTGGCGCTCTGCGTCATAGGCATTGGCTGCATCACTGACTGCTGCCAGATTCTTTTTGATCGCATATCCAAGCTTTACCGGCAGCCGCTTCTCCCTTAAGGAAGCACAGCCATTGACAAAATTTAATATATCTTTATTTTTCAGTTTCATCTGCAGTACCTCCTGTTACACGCTCGTCCTCAGCAGCATAGACAATCTGGTTAAATGCTTCAATATCCTTTCTGCATTCTGCCCTGTTTGCCTCGTACAGGTCACGGTCCTGGACGGTAATAGTGATGCTTGCACTACCGTTTACAGGAATCTGAGCAGACATATAGACAGCTGATTTGTCGTTGATCATGCTGTTGAAATTCATGGATGTTGATTTTGTTCCTTTTAACATTTTGGTTTCCTCCTATTTTTGAATCAGGTCCACAGCCACACCCTGGTACGTCTTCACACCTTTACGGTAGGTATATACAGGGTAGGCTGGAGCGCCTGCATAAAATCTTTTTGTTACTTTGGTATTTGTCCCTGGATCCAGGAAAGTCACATTGAAAAAAGCAGGGGAAACGGCTTTATCAATCACCACTGCCTGCTCTCTTGTCAGCGGCGGCCAGCTGCATTTCAAAGTATATTTAATCGCAATCAGGTCTCCCACCATCTCGCCATTGGCTGCACGTCCGGTATTTTGGGACCATATTTTTTCTTTGGTCACGGTAAGACCATTCAGCTTAAGACCTGGCATTGGTACTCCATCAATTTCAATATCTGAAGATGTTTTTGTAGTAGTTGTTCCACTGCTTACAAAGTCACTCAACCGACCACCTCCTAACTAAATACTGGTTTCCCAGTAGATTTCTGATACTGCTGTCCTTTTTTTCGGACAATCTTGAACAGCTTGTCTGCATCACCTTCCAGGTAAATATGGATCTCTGCCTCTCTGTCTTTGGACTGTGATCTGCTCTCCAGTGCATTTACTACAGCATCATATACACCGGCACGGATACCTTCGATAATCTGATTATTGTTGGCAACGGCATTTTTGCTTCCCATTCGGCCGACCAGCTCAGGGCCGCTCTCGCGTGCCATGAACATTTCGCCGTTCTCTGGGAAACCGCCTTTGGCATACCAACTCAATCCAAAGCTTGGTGTAGAGAAACTCACAGGACCTACGTTGTGTTTATTCCAGGATACGGAAACATGCGGTAGCGGAATATGTATGGAACCAAATCCACTGGCAAAGTTCTGGATTGCATTTTTTCCGGTATTGAACAAATCTGGGATTGCATTGCTGATCTTATTTGGAAGATCTTGAAACCAGTCCCCTATGCTGTCCCATTTTTCACTCAATCCATCTTTTAAACCAGATAAAACATTTCCGCCAGTCTCAACCAGCCAGTCCTTGGCATCTGACAGCTTGTCCTTCACCCTTCCTGGAATTTTTCCAATCCAGGTTAAGACAGAGCCGATATTATCCTTCAGACCTTTCAGTAGTCCTGAAATAATAAAGCCACCCTGTTCAGCCATGACTGTCGATGGACTGTGGATTCCGAATGCATTTTTGAAACCATCGATAAATGGATCAAAGATATGCTGCTTGATCCAGGTACCGATTCCCTTCACACCATCAACAATACCTTTAAAAATACCCTCGACTACATTTCCACCGCACTCTTCAATCTTCTTCTGGAAATACTGCTTTGCCTCCTGCACTTTTTCGCTGATTACGCCTCCCAAGAAAGCCGCAAGACCTCCAAAGGCCGCACCGATCAGTTCAAAAGTACGGTCTGCGATTCCATTCCAGTCAATTGCCGCAAGACCTTCCCAGACTTTTTCTCCCAGCTGATACCAGTCAATCCCTTCAAGAGCAGTTATTCCAAAATCCAGCAGACCTTTCAAGCCATCGGAGAATGTATCTCCAATGCCAGCAAAGTCAACCGTCTGGATCGCGCTGTTTACAAATTCAGACAATGCATTACCGGTTCCGATCCAATCAAAATTATTGATGGATGTATGAAGGAAGTTCCAAATAGTGTTAAGCTTATTAGCGTAGGTTTGTCCGACCAGGCTCCAGTCTGTTGTCTGGATAAATCCGTTCAGTCCATCTGTAATGCCTTTTGCAATGTTAAAAACTGTCTCATTTATAAGATTCCAGTCAAGTCCGCCCAGTGCTCCATTAATGCCGTTGCCTACAGCATTTCCAAAGTTTGTCCAGTTGAAATTCTCAGCAAAGGTATTAGCAGTTCCGAATACCGTGTTGATTCCCTGGGATAGCGTATTCCCAACTAAATTCCAGTCCGTAGCCTCTATGAAACCATTCAGGAATGTAGCTGTGCTCTTTGCAATCCGGTTGCAGGTATTCTGAATAGAATCCCATGGAATGTTCTGCAAGGCTGAATTCAGCTTGTGTCCAACAATTCTGCCAATTCCGGTAAAATCAGCATTTCTCCAGGCTTCCTTGATCTGCGCTGCAAGTGCTTTCATTTCGTTTGAAACATTCAGTGTCTCAAACATGTCCTTTCCAGTAAGGCCGCCAGTACCGGCACTGTCAGAAGAACTGGAACCGGACGTATCATCCAGTTTATTAATTTGGTCGAACCCAAGAAGTGTACGCTGCAGCTTTTTATTTGCATCATTTGCCTTGTTGGCACTCTTTGTGTTCTTGTCAAGACTTGCAGCATAATTCTGGTTCAGCTGTTTGGCTTTGATAAAGGTACCGACGCCGGTCAAAGCACTGATAAGCTGTCCAATTGCATTTACCACAGAAATGATTTTCTGGATTACTGCATTCAGGATTGGTGCCACAATATTCAGTACCGGTGCAAATGCTGCTGCAAAAGCATTTTTCAGCTGAGTCAAGGAAGACATCAGCATGGAAAGGCTGTTATTGGTATCCCCGCTGTATTGAGACAGATTTTTAAATCCATCCGCCAGTGCACTCCGTAGCTTGTTCACCAAGGCAAACAGACTTCGGATTCCCAAGGAATACTTCAGCAGATTTTTCAGTCCGCCGCCAAAGGAACTGCCATTGTCTTTTACTCCACCGGTGAACCGGTTTAGGATAGGAATTCCGCTTGTGAATTTCTGAATCAGTGCACCGAATAAACCAGATGTACGTCTGATCACACCGCCTACTTTTGAAAATGCAGAGGTGACTCCGCCAAGGATTCTTACCAGTCCACCCCAGCCTTTCGAAACCGCTGATGCACCGAGACCTGCTACCTTACCAATACCGCCGACAACTGATTTTCCCAATCCCATTGCCTGCTTTGGAAGAGATACCGGTCTCTCTACATCCGCACCATTTGCTTTCATCTCTGACATCTCAGCTTTATATCCTTCAACGGCATTCTTTGCCTTTTCGATGTCATATTGCAATGATTTCCATTCCCTGCTCTGTTCTTTGACACCAAGTGCCTCCAGTTTTTTCTGCTTTTCAAGTAAATCAGCCAAAGCATCTCTTGCCTGGCCTGCTTCCTCCCGAAGCTCCTGAAACTCCTGCGTTGGAACCTTTATCCCGGATTTTATCTGAAAGTCTTTTACCATTCCCTTTAAAGAAACAGAGGACATTGTTTTTTTGATTTTCTGCAGCATCCCCTGGATCTGCGATGTACTTTTCGCAGTGTCCTGTTTGGCACTGTCCAGTGCTTTTTTCAATGGGCTCTTATCCGCTGTCACGGTAACCTTTAAGGTTGCAAGATTCTTATCGTCTGCCATTCATTTCACCTCCTCAGGGCATAAAAACTGGCAGTCGGGTTATAAGCCTAACTGCCTTCGTCTGTTTACTTCTGCAATATATGCTTTTCTTCGTTCCCTATAATCTTCCATCTGCTGTTTCAGCTGATTCTCTTCCCAGGACTTTTTCTCAATCTCAAAAAAGCTTGGATAGTAATCCCAGGGATGGGGCATTGCCTCTTTATCACCAGCAACAGGTGCCAGGATATTAAGTGCAATCACTTCTGCTATAATGAAATCGTCCTGGATTTTCAGCTTACGTTCCTGCTCTTTCCGTCTGCCGTAGCTTTCCAGCATGTCTATGATCTCATTTACAGAAGAATTCCAAAACAGGTCAATGGAAATACCTGCATCAAGGGCATATGGGTACAATTCGCTCAGAAACTCTGAGGTTGTCTTTATTGGTTCTCCAGCTCCTCCATGATGCTCTGAGCCTGTTTCTCCGGGAAAAAACCCGAAACCACCAGGGTAGGGATTACCACCTTTTTAAACAGATCAACCTGGTTTCCACCTTCCTCTGTCCAGGAATCGTAAATCTTCTGGATATCCGGGTAATCAATTCCATGCTCCCAGGGCTCCATAGCCGCCTGAATAATAGTCAGCATGACCGACAGGGAGGGCATGTCTTCCACCAGGTTCATAATATTCTGGCGATACTTGTTCTCCAGCTTGCCAATTGTAGAAGCTTTCAGTTTCAGTCTGTAATCCCTGCCTTTTACTGTCCAGTACCAGAAGGGCTTGCGCTTCTTTTTCTCTTCATCCAGGTTTACAACCTTTTCCTCTTTCATCTCGTCCTTTTCGGACACATCATTTAATCCGCCTAAACTCTCCATGTGCTACCTCCTTATGCCGGATCCACGTATACAATATCAGACTGCACAATCATAGTCAGTTCGAACTCGATCACACCGTTGACGCCTCCACCAGTACGTTTTACGGAGACCTGTGCGTCATACTGGATTTTGGTGCCATCTATATCTGACTCTTCAAAACTTAATACTTCTTTGTCCTCTGCCGCCTGACGCATAACACGATACGGGCTGTCTGCCTTAGTGTTATCGTACTTGTACTTATACACCATATCTGGTAAGTCACCAATTCCAAGCTCATACATCTTATGAGGGTCTGTAAGAGTTGTATTTTCTACTTTTTCCGGCTCTGAGCCGAGCTCCGGAATCTCTTTCAATCCCGGAAGGTCTTTATACGCGGAGCTTGCTTCAGATTTCTTTTTATATCCTAACTTTGCACCATTTGCTAACATGCTTCGATCTCCTTTCTTAATTCAGCCAGTATACCTGGTCTGAATCCATATCAATAATTCCTTCGTACCTCATCTGCTTATGCTTCATGCCGGATGGATCCGGAACATCTGCACAGCCGATACGCTTTAACCCG